GTATTACTGTCACCATATCTAATTTGAGTAAATCTATTTACAACTCCATAAGGGTTTTTTGTATCATTTGGGTCTACAATAATTCCAGAAACACCTGAAGTAATACCACCAGCACCTGGTCTAAATACACCAAAATCATAAGCATTAGAAAAGGATCCTCTAGCAAATTGGTTTATTGGTCTTACCCAAAATACTAATGTATCTGTAAAATCTAAATCAAATACTTTATGTGTAATTGTAGCACCTTCAGTAAATGGACCTGTTGATGTTCTAAATGAAATATTAAATTCTCTATCAGCAATAGGATCACTAACACTATCTCCAACATATATTTCAAATGTTTCAGTTAAACCGGTTGGAACAGTCCATTGTAATTCTACAAATGGTGTAGAAGAATCTGTATCACTGTTAACTGATGTTAAATCAGTAATTGTTCCAAAATTTCTAGGATTAGCTAAGTTTGTATTTGGAACTGTTTGAAATTCTGTTAATGCTTGTTCTGCATATGCTGTAGCGTTATATTCTTGTGCAGTAATATAATATCCTGATACACCATCAGTATTCATTTCAGTTTCAGTAATAGAATTAATTTTAAATAGTTTATTAGTAAAACCATAAGTACTGTTTGTAACTGATATTATATCTGTAACTTGTAATGCTAAAGCTCTTGTATCTGTTTTAAATGATACAATTAAATTATCTCTTGATTTTTTAATAATAACATTAGCAATTCTTTCAGCCATAATATTATTATTTACATATTTTAATCTTGTATCTTGAACTAATTCAGGTTCATTATATGCTTTTTGATTACTGTCTAAGCTTAAAAATACTTGATCATCTTGAAATTTTTGATCAATAGAATTAAATGAAACATTCATTTTATTTAATGTACTATTAAAACCATCATTAACTATTGTAACATCACCATACATATTGTCAGGATTAAATGACATTTGAGATGTTCCTGTAGTATCAGAAATAACTTGAAATTTACCTAAATGATAACCAAATATTGCTTGAGAACAAACTACTAAATCAGAAATATTTAAATCTCTTGTATCATTAGTATTTAATCCACCATTTGTTGTGTATCTTTTAGCACTTACTGTAGCTCCATTTTTATCTGTATGTGAAATTAAAGTATCACAAAATGTTTTATGAGCAGCAAATGAATCTAAATCAATATCGCTATCTGATATTACATCACCACAACCATAAAAAGTATTTGTTAAATAATCTAATAAACATTCAGCTGGATTATTTGAATATGATAAACCACTAGATAATGTTGATCCAGTAAAAGTTCTAACTAATTTACCTTGAACTTCTGCACCTAATTTATTTGTTAAACCTGTTACAGATTCATCTCTATTATAATTTAATTCTACATATAAATATGCAACATTTGGCATTGTTCTATTTGCAGCATTAGTATTCCATTTAGTAGAAAACGTTTCCATAGGAGAACATCTTCCACCAGCTTTAAATTTTTTAACTATTAAATTTCCATTTAAAAAATCATCTGTGTTACCATCTGGATCTGTTGCATTTGTTACATTACCATCACTGTCTAATGTTAATCTAAAATTATCCCAATATATATCATCAATACTTTCAATAGGCCCCTCACATAATGAAATAATAAATGCCATTGTTTGATTATCAGATGTTATATCTGCAAATGTAATTGAACCAAATACTTTTCCTTGCCCATAAATAACAGGAAGTTTATTATTAGGATCTGATGCAATTCTTTGTCTAATTCCAGGATCAGGGGCTGTTTCACCAACACCTGCATTTGGTATATCTGGTGCAAATAATTTATTTGTAATAAATGAAACTGCTACTGACAATGCAAATCTAGCTATCATTCCTTTAACACCTGTTGATGTAAGTAATGTTATAACTGGTGCGGCTGCTGCCATAATTAAATTTCCTTTTTATACATTGATTGAAATTCTTTATAGTTCAATTTATTAAAATTAATATTTGTTTTAGGTATAGAATAAAAAATTATATCTTTAACTTCTTTATGATTTTTTATTTCTTTTTCCAATTTTTTATTCATTCTATAAAATATAGATGAACCCCTCTTATTAGGATGAACCCAAGTTAATAAAATATGTAATTGTGTTATGTATGGGTTTAATAAATTAGGTATTTTCATTCCTAATAACACACCATCTATAACTCCATTTTCATCTTCTGATATTATTGCAGTTTTATCTTTAGCTATTGCTTCCATTAAACCTTTATAATATTCTGTATTATCTTCTTTAAATTGACCAAAGTCAAATTCTTTTCTGTGTTGTTCAAGTAATTTTACACCTTGATCAACATCTTTATATTCTCCGATTCTTATCATTATATTTATTCTCTATTAGTCTTCTGCTCCAAATCTTGGATTAAAAAGAACCATTGAAGCCACAAATTCCATTGAAGCATCATTATTTGTATATTGTTTAAATGAACTATCAGATGTAAATCTACCTGATTTAGTATCTAATAAAGCCCCTACTATATTTTTACATTCAACACTTATATTAACATCGCCCTTTTCAGTATTTTCTTCATCAACTGAATGTGAATTAATTATACCTTGCCATTTTTGATAAACTTGTCCTTCAATAGCACCTGTTTCATCATTCCAAAAAGCCTGATATATTGTAACTATACCACCAATAGCATTTACATTTTCTAAGGCAGCTATAATTGTATTTGGTAAACCATTTAATTGTATAGTTACTGAATTAGTTTTTACATCTTGTGTTTCTTCAACAGCAGATAAACCAATTATGTTTGAACCAGGTAAATATGTATCACCACTGTATGTAATATTTGTATATCCAGTATTTAAAAATAAACTATCATTATTATCTGAAGTAACTTGAAATTTAATTAATTGAATTGGATAAGTTTTTCTATTTGCAACTTCAGCTAATGTTGTTGAATCTATTGTTTTTACCATTATAATATCTCCTGAAAATTAAAACTATCATAAGCATAATAATTATATCCTGGACCAGGAACAACTGTTACATTTGGTCTACCATTTAATAACATTTTAAATTGTACACCATTACCATAAGTAAAAGTATCACTGCTTGTAATAGGATTAATTGCACCAGTCATTAATTTAAAAGTTAATAAATTACCACCTGTTGCAGTTGCATCAGCTTTAATTTGATAAACTTTTGAACTTGAACTAAATTGTATAAAATCACCAGCTTTAACATTACTTGATAAATCTACATTAGATAATTGAACATCTTCACCACTTGTATTTGCATCAACAACTGTAATTGTTAACCCAGATTGTGCAATTATAGATCCATTAGCAAAAGTTAAATTAATTGTTGATGGTAAATCAGTTGTTTTAAAATCTATTCCATCTGTTATACCTAATAATTCTGCTTCAACTTCATCATATTTTGTTTTAGTTAATAATGGTAAATTTACTTCCATAGAATAAAATGTTGGGCTGCCTCTTTCTATTCTTGCATAACCAGAATTTGATATTGATCTTCTGACTCTGGAAGCCCTATTTAAAGAGACACTATTTGTATATTCAAATATTTTTGACATTATCTTTTCCTATTCCTTAAACCAGCAGTATTTCTAGTAAAATTTCTATTAGCTCCACCTACTTCAGCAGGGCTACTTGTTATAACAGCTTTAATTTGATCAATTGCTCTTTGATCTACATTTCCAGATATATTAAATGTATTATTAGTTACATTTCCTATATTTCCTTGAGCTTGATTTCTTGGTATTACAACTTCACCTGGTGTTAATAATGCAGGTATTCTATCTGTATATGGTGCGCCTCCTGGTACAACTCCACCTTTATTCATTCCAAATGCACCACTAAAAGCACTAAAAAATGAACCGCCTCCACCAACAGCAGCAGTTGCAGTTGCTAATGCTAATTGTTGAGCCTTTTCTGATGTAATTTGTTTTTCTATTATAAGTTTTTTATTTCCAAAACTTTCAAATAATCTTTCTATTCCAGCCTCAATAGTTTTCTTTATAATAGTTTCAGCTATAGTATTTAATATGTTTTTAAATATATTTTTAGTAGTTTCTAATAATGAATTACCTTGTCTTAATCCTTCTAAAAATGTTGTGCTAATTGTATCTGAAATTAATTTAGCTTCAATACCAGATTCTTCTAAAAGATCTCGGTATGTTCTTGCATTTGCATTAACTATAGCTTGATCCCTAATATAGGATCTATTCATATTAAAAATTCGCTCATTTAAAGCGGCTATATCTTGTTGTTTTTTTAAAAAATCAGGATCACTTGCAGCACCAAAATTAGGTCTTGATCTAGGATCCCTTTCAGCTCTTGGTGTAGTTCTTGTTCCTGAAAATAATTCTTTTTGTTTTCTATTTAATTTTGTATAAGCATTAACAACTTCATTAGCTTCCATTCTTATTTTTTCTAATTCTGCAGCTATTTCCTTAGCAGCTTCTGCCGCCTCTTTTGATTGTTTTGGAAATATTTTTAATTTAGAAACAAAATTAAGAACGGCTAATTGAGCCTCTTTCATTTTAGTAATAAAATAATCTTTAATTGTATCTACAACTTTCATTATAGCATCATTAAATGCAATAAATGCTACAACTGCTACTTGTATAGCTGTTATAATAATACCAACTATATTAGCTCTTAAAGCTATATTTAAAGCAGCTAAACTAACTGTTGAAGCTTTTATATTTGCTGCTAATAAAACAAATTGTGAAGCAACTCCTGCAACAAATGTAGATATTTTTAATCCAATAAATATTTTAAATGCAGTAACTAAAGCATCAATATTTGTGGCTACAAACCTAATTGCATTTTCAATACTTTTAAAAGCTCCTGCTAAATTTTCACCAACAGTTCTAGCTAATGATTTTAATTCAGCATCATTTCTTTTAAAATTACCTACTAAATCAACTAATTGTTGTTTAACACCTTCAAATAAAGGTTGAGCAGCGGCTTGTCTAAATCTAAAATAAGCATCTTCTACAAATGAAACCTGTGCTTCTAAAGTTTGTTCAAAGTCTTTTGTTGCGCTAGAAAATTGACCACCACTACCAAATACTTCAAAAAATCTTTTTCTAGTTTCTTCAATTGATACTTTAGCACCAGCTTCAAAGCCTAACATTGCTCTAACACCTCTTTCCCTAAAGACGTCAGCAGCGGCTATACCACCAGCAAATGCTCTTTGAATTTGTTCAGCAGTTTGTCTAAAATCAAGACCTGTAGCTGCAGCAACATTACCTGTTATTTCTAATACCTTAGCTAATTCATCAGCATCTTTAGCAATAACAGCTAGGTTACCAGATCCAGCTGCAATAGCTTCTAGTGAAAATGGAACTTTACTAGCAAATTGATTTAATACATCAAATGCTTTTGCACCCTCTGAAGCTGAATTAAATAATAGTTTAAATCTTACTTGTAATGACTCAGTAAGTTGACCTGCTTGAAATGTATCTCTTATAAATTTACCAATACCAAAAGTAACAGCAGCCAATGATGCAGCAACACCAACTTTTAAAGTTGTTCCAAGTGCTGCAAAAGTTGCTCTTGATTTAGCAGCTGCAGTTTCTAATTGTTTTAATCTTCTTGAAGCTATAGTAGCATTAGTGCCTAGTTTAGTTAAACCAGATTGTAATGAATTTACTTGGCTCTGTCCCTTTACATTAGTAATTATATCTAATTTTACAGCCATTTTTCCTTATCCGTTAGTTATTTCCACATTAACTTCATCAAAGTATTTTCTAAAAGCAGCCTCTATAAATTTAGTAGGTGCTTGTTGTGAATGCCCATTGTTAAGGAATTCTATATATGTTGTACCATTTGTAACAATAATTTTATTTGGTTTATCTTTTGGAACCAAAATATTTATATTAGATGTTAAAGCAGGCTCGTTTTGATTATAATATGTTTCAGTGTATCCAATATACCAGCTATTTCTGGCTTGACCAGTATCAACTGGAGTTGTTAATTTTACATCAGCAAAAGCTTTTAATGCTCTTGATCTAAATTCCTGTTCAATTGCTTTATTAACATCTTTTGCAAGATCTTTAGCAGCAGTTTTTAAACCAATAGTAGTTATTGCCATTATATTAATTTACCCTTATTTATACCTTTTTTAATAATGTATCTTTGTGTACCATTGGCACCAATATTTACTTCTTTTTTAAGGTTTTTAAATAATTCTTTTTCTTTTGAATTTCTTTTAGCAACATTACTATACTGAATTAATGTTTTAGTATCTCTCATAATTGCCTTTCAAGTGGGCAGTTTACACCGCCCTACTATTATTCAGATTTTTTAGCTAAGCTTTTTAATTTATTAAAACCAGCTTCTAATTTTAAATCTTTTTGTGTATTACTATTCTTCATCATTCTTAACGAAGGAAATAATTCATTTACCCTTAATGGTTTAGTACCTTGGTATGTAGTTTGAGCTAATATAGCAGTCCTATGATCTTCTCGCCAACCATAAGGTCTTTCATTAAAATATTTTATCCAACCCATATATTCTTTACTGGACATATTATAAATAGTATCTAATGTAACACCTAATTGATGAGCTATTTCATATTCTGCTAACTCTTCTTCCCCAATTCACCACCTTTGTCATCTTTAGCAGCTAATCCGTTATATTCTAAAATATCTTGAGATAATTTAGTTAATGCTTGAATAGGAAAGTCTTCAAATTCAGACTCTTTCATATCTTCAGCACCTACAACAGTTTGTTTAAATATAGCACTTAAAGTTTTTAAACCACTAACATCATCAGCTTTATTTTCATCTAATGATTTTTGTAAATCTTTTATGCCTTTAACTGTCAGCTGTTTGATTTCCACTTCCTGATCCAGAAATGGTATTTTCTTCGTTATTTGTATTATCTTTATGTGTTTCATTCTTTATTTCCTCTAAAGGTTTTATATATAAATGTTTATTATTCGATTCAAAGTCTTCCATCATTTTTCTAATTTTATGTAAAACATCTAATGTTTCAAAGACTTGTTGTTTATCCTCTACATCTTTTAATCTGTCATAAGTTTTTCTTATGGATGTATCTACAGATTTTTTTATATGCAAAGATGTTATTCTTAATACATAATATTTATTAAATGGTTTATCCATGATTTTTATCCTATACAATTTAATTAAGCTGGGCAATTAAGCCCAGCCTAAAAATTTTATTATGCGTCAGCAAATGGACCAGTATAGTCAGTTGAAGTACTTAAAGTCAAAGTTGCCTGATTTGAATCAGTCAAATTTGGAGATACTTCAAAAGAAGCTACTTGCCCTTTTACGTAAAATGCAGCATTATCACCAGTAGATGCGTTTTTAACATCTAGTTGAAATACATATGTGTTTCCGTCTTGAACTAAACCTTGAATAGTATCATGCACAGATGGTACATAGTTCAAAGTAAATTCCAATGTTGGAGCATCAGATTGTCCTTGGATCTGTGAACTTACAGATTGTCCATAATTTGGTACGTTAACAATGTTAGCGGGTTTACCAAATGAAGGAAATTCTCTGATATTAGTAACTTCAGTCGCA